GGGATGCGCTGCCACTGGCTTAAGTCCATTGGGCCAGTATTGCGGAATGGGTCATCTTTGCTCTTGAGTAAATCTTTGATTGGCATCTCTTCACCTCCTACTAACTAAACGCGGATTTCATCTCTCAGGTGGGACACCGCACGGATAAAAAGCACCCCGAAACGGGATCAGTTTTATCCTCAAAAAGTACCCCGGTACACGCCGGTACATATTCACCCCCCCCTATAGGGGGGGGGGTGAAAAATGTACCGAGCGGATTTTGACCGGCATCTTGGTACATGCCTTGGTACATTTTGGTACATGCGATGTCATAAACTCTTGATTTTATTGATGTACTCAAAATGTACCTAAAATGTACCTCTTTTGGATTGTCTGACAATTTAGGTACATTTTGACCCTAATTTTTGGGGGTCTGGTACATGCCCAAAATGTACCGGATTGTCTGACAATGCTGCGGCGCGTTAGCTCTTAGCGCTCATCGTTGTGAAGCGACAATCACCGAGCTTGCCAGCTTCAAAGATCACCAGCATCGAGGGCGATGGTGCGGTCATGCCTGGCTGATGGGTGGTGGGGTCGATGAACTTGAGCCGCCCTTTGAGAAAGACGATCTCAGACGCATTGAGCGCCCACTGATGGAAAGCCCTGGTGTCAGTCCTAGCAAACATTAGGATGACTGAGCTATTGCCAAGCGCCGCCTCATGGTGAGCCTTCTGCAACCAGTCGGCCACCTTTGAGTAGGGTGGATTGCACCAAGTCCAAGACTGCCACGGCAGAGCCAGACCATTATCTTCTTCGCTGTACCACTCTGGACACTTCGCCGACCACTCTTGAGCGCACGCATCAAGCTTGAAGTCAAAGCGCCTAGCTAGTCGATCAAAGAACTCTGGAGGGGTCGCCCAGCAATCTTGTCCGCTGCTATGATGAAGACCACCGAGCGTCATCGTGACGCCCTCATCATGTGAAGCACTGAAGCCCAAGCGTCATCGATGACTGAGTAGCCGTTGGTGTTGTACTTGATGAGCTCTAAATCGATTAAGACGTTGAGCAGTCTTCCACTAACGCTCGGCTTCATCTCTTGATTGACGTTGCGCTCTGAGAGCCCTTCAACATCCATCAACCACTGGCGAAGCTGCTTCTGAGAAAGCCAAGGCTTGCCATCACCATCGAGCGGGCACGAGTTGTCAAACCATGCCCGGGCGAAGCGGTCTTTCCGGGTAACGAGCTTGTCATCAACCTTCTCAACCGGTGTCACCGACTCGACCACCGCTGACCGCACTGGCTCGCCCTCATCGTCTCGCCAGCCAGGGATCTCAATCGTGCGAAGCTCGCACTGATGACTCATCGCAAGCTCAGCGTCTTTGGACTTACGCTGCACAATCTCGATGGGCTTATCACCTTTGGCGGGCACCACGCTCACCTCAATGTCCAACGCACCACGCCAAGCGCTTGAGCCTCGAGCCCGATGCTGAGCGTCATCACTGACACCAGTGTGATGCACAAGAAGCACTGAGCACTGAAAGCTCTGCATCAGGTTCGCACAAGCATCGAGCATCGACTTGGCATCTTGAGCCGAGTTCTCATCGCCAAGCAAGAACCGGTGTAGAGTATCCACCACAATCAATTTGGGCTGCTCTGGTAGCCCTCGCAGGGCTTCAGACACTCGCTGATAACCAATATCAGTATTGAGGTCACAACCGCTCTTTGAGACCCAGAGGTTGGTTGATTTCACTTTGTGATGATGCTTCCAGGCTGCCACCCTACCGCGCAGACCATGGTGACCCTCACCAGCAAGATAGACCACGGTGCCGGGCTTGACTCGATGCCCTCGCCAGTCACTGAGACCGCCCGCGATACGAAGCGCCCAATCCAAGACGATGAAGGTCTTGCCGCCACCCGACGGACCGTGGACCATCATCAACGCATCTTCCTGAATCCACCGCTTGATGAGCCACGAGATAGGAGCTGGCTGAGAACAGAACTCATCGCCAGGCACAAGCCAATCGCTCTGCTCTGGTGTCAGCACCGCGAGAAGGTCATGGCCCGCGTTGTGATAGTCATTGGCATCGCCCGGCTCTGGTGGCATCACAACTTGAGCGCCGTGGCGGGCAGCCGCCTCGTGAGCTTTGGCGAGACCTACGCCGCCAACGTCATTGTCTGCGACGATGACAAGCCTCTGAGCCTGACCATAGAACTCACGCAAGTGACCGGTCACGCTCGGCAGATTGCTCGCAGAGAACGCAACCACCACCATCGAGCCAGTCACCTCGCGCACCGTTGCACCAGTGGCAAAACCTTCAACGACATAGATCGTGTCAGTGGGCATCCCTATCGTGAAATAGCAACCACCGACTCGACCGCCCTGGTGATAGAGCTTGCCACCGCTGCCGTCGATGTATTGCAGAGAGCTGAGCTGGTAACTCTCATCATGCAGCGGCACCATGAGCCGACCATCTTGTGAGATGCGCACGCCGTGAGCTCTCACCCGCTTTCGTGTGAGGTATGGGTGATCATCACTGGCGGTCTGGGCTTGCTCCCATAGCCGCGTGACCTCTTGCTTGGTGCTCTCACGCTGGCGCTCAATCTCTTGCCGCCGGATGGCTTTGGCTTTCTCAATCGTCGCCTTGCTTCTCGCTATTTCTTGCGGTGTCAGCTCGCGCCCGATGCTTGCCCGCCAGTCTTGCTTTAGGTCACGACGCCAGCACCCGAAAGCACCGCCAGGGATGTCGTCACCGTGGGCGACATACCAACCGGTACGCCCGCCTTTCTCATCGCAGTCGAAGCGATGAAGTAGACCGTCAAGCTCGATGATGTCCGGTGGCTTGAGCCCTGCTTTCTCAATTGCCTGTTTCAGTTGCTTGTCTGGTGGCTCAACCGGTCGCGCATCCGCGTTGAATTTTCCACCGAAAATCTCTATTAAATCACTCATAGAATTCCCTCCCCGATGGTGCGCTGGAGTCACTGCCAGCGCGTCATCAACCCTTGTCATTGCCTTCTACCTCTTGCTCTAGCTGCTGCAAACCAATCGCCAGCGCCTCGCGGATCACATCTGACTTCGATGAGCTTACTTGATACGCCCTGATGCTACTCAGTAGCGGTGCTAGGGCATTGATACGCTTGAGCATCTCCATCGAGCACTTGAAGCCAACTATCTGATTTTTCATGTCTTTCTCCTTAAAAGTACTTTTTACCCAAAAATAATCACATTTATCTTTAAAACATACGTTAAAAGCATTTGCAAACATCTTTAGGTCGTGAGCATAATAATCATGTCGCAGCGACGCGGCACGAAACAAAGGAAACAAGAAATGACTCACCAAACTTTTCAATCTGCAATCACTGCCATCAAAGAAGACCTCGCTGACGGTTCGACTCAAGAGCTCGCGCAATACATCGCGGATTTGATGTCGTACAATGCGGCAGAGTACCAGTCTGACGATGGTCTCCGCGAAGCGTTCAACACTTACATTGAGAGCCTGACCAACGACATCGACTTGAGCGCCATCGATGAGGATACGCTTTTCAATGAGTCGCTCGAGCTACTCTGGGCGAAAAAGTATTGGATTTCAGATGACGGTCAATCATCAGTCGGTGGATGGCACCTGACGACACCTAACGCCGAGATCATAGCTGAACTCGAAGATCAAGGTTACGAACTGCCATCAGGTAACGGACGGATTGAAATCGGATGAACGCACGCATTGAACTGGTCCACCGCGACCACACGATTAAAGCAGAGCCCAAAGCCATCGAGACCGATGGCGGCGGCTTCTGGAAAGTATCAATCGAGGAGCCCGGTGGCCGCTGTGTCCATTGGGACGTTGAAATCATCACGAGCATCGAGGGCATCGGCAAAATCTTGTCAGACCTCTGTGCGAAGGTAGACGAGCTCGAAGAGCTCACAAACAAAGAAAGGGATTAAACAATGGTAAAGATAACAAGAACAAGTGACACCAGTCACCAGCACCTAAAAGTGCTGACATATGGAGCAGCGGGCTCAGGCAAGACAACGCTCTGCGCGACTGCCAAAGACTGCATTATCATCAGTGCTGAGAGCGGGCTCCTGAGCCTGCGAGGTTACGACCTGCCGGTGATTGAGGTCACCAGCTTGGTCGAGGTTCAAGAAGCCTACAGATACCTTACTGAGAGCGATGAAGCTAAGGGCTACCGGTGGGTTTGCATTGACTCTCTCAGCGAGATTGCTGAAGTCGTGCTTGCTGCTGAGAAGAAAGCAAGCAAAGACCCACGCAAGGCTTATGGCGAGCTTCAAGACCGCATGGCTCAGCTCATCAGAGCCTTCAGAGACTTGCCGCGTAACGTGTTTATGAGCGCCAAGGCCGAGCGCATCCAGGATGACACCGGCGCGATGCTCTGGACGCCATCAATGCCCGGCAACAAGCTCGGTCAGAGCCTGCCTTACTTCTTCGATGAAGTCTTTGCGATGCGAGTCAAGGAAGTCGATGGCGAGACCAAGCGAGCCCTTCAGACGTCAACCGATGGCGTGTGGACAGCAAAAGATAGAAGCGGCGCTCTGGCGCAATTTGAAGAACCAAACCTTGAAGCAATTTACAACAAAATCATTGGATAAAGGAGATCACCACAATGGCAACAATTAACTTTAATGCAGGCAACTACGACTTCTCACAAGACACTACCTCGAGCTACGAGCCACTACCTGAAGGCTATTACAATGTGATCGCCATCGAGTCAGAGATACGCGAGACAAAAGCGGGCACCGGCAATTACCTACAATTCAAGTTCGAGGTCGTCGATGGCCAGCACAAAGGTCGGTACATTTGGGACCGCTTCAACCTGCGCAATCCGAACCCGAAAGCCGTCGAGATTGCACAAGAGAACCTCGCCCGGTTCTGCCAGTCGGCTGGACTCAAGAGCATCAGCGACTCTTTTGAGCTGCACCACCGACCGGTCAAGGTAAAGGTCGCTCATCGTGAGTGGAATGGGCAGACTCAAACTGAGATTAAGGGATACCGCAAAGCAGACCTTGGGAATTCATTCCAAGCACCACCAAGCAATGACACCCCTTTCTGACAATGAGATAATCGCGCTGGCCCGGTCTGCTCCGGTTGTATCGGGCTGGCGCTTTTTCTTAGACATCTTCAATCTTCTATTTTGGGATCTAATGATGAGAAACAAACGCAATGAAGATCTAATCTACTTCGGCGCACTTCAGAGACTAGCAGTTGATTTCGAGTGCTTGAGAGTAAGCGTTGAAGTCAGAGCGAGAAACAATCGCCCTGAGTACATCATGAAAGGCACACCGCTCAAGAGCTGGTACACGTATGACTTGAGAATCGGTGACGATACTTGGAGCGGCAGAGACCTCAACGAACTGATAGAACAAGCCTACGCACACCACGGCAAACCTAACCCCATGATTGGAGAGCTCTACGATGCGAACAACGCTTCAAATTCTTGATGACAAGATGGAACGCGAGCAAGACACCAGCCACCGCCCGCACCTTGGAGCCTCGAGCATCGGTGGCGAGTGCGAGCGTAAAACCTGGTACTCGTTTCGGTGGGCTCTGGAACCCGACTTCACCGCTGACGTGCTGCGAAAGTTTAGAGACGGGCACGAGAGCGAAGAGCTCATCGCTCGAGAGCTTGAGCAAGTCGTCACCCTCTCGGGACGCCAGGCACGCTTTCAAGATGGACACTTTGGCGGCTCAGTTGATGGCATCATTGAGGGCGGATTGGTGGAGGCACCAAACACGCCGCACATTTGGGAACACAAAGCAATCAGTGACAAGCGCTTTGACGAGCTGCATCGATTGCGCGAGCGTCACGCTCTGCTTGATGATGAAGGCTCGGTGCTTCTTAAATGGATGCCCACTTACTACGCGCAGGCCCAAATCTACATGTACAAGCTCAAGATCGATTGGCACTACATGACTGTTGCATCGGCGGGCTCTCGTCGTCTGCTCAGTCTCCGCACGCCTCTCGACGAGTTCTATGCTCGAGAGATTGAAGACAAAGCACACCGCATCATCAAGTCACTCGAGGCACCGCGCAAGGTCTCGCCCGACTTCGATTTCTGGTTGTGCCGCTTCTGCGACTATGCCGGACTCTGTCACGGCAATAACCAGCCTGATAAGAGCTGCCGCTCGTGTCGCTATGCTGAAGCGCTCAGTGATGGCCGCTGGCGGTGCATGTTCTTTGAGAGTGAGCTGGATGATGAGAAGCAGAAACGAGGCTGTGAAGAACACCGCCGATTTTTAGACGGTGGCACCATTCTCGATTAGACTGTAAGAAACACCACCAGAGGGGGGAAACATGGACGGACTAGACTTACTTTTAATTGCGATGCTTTTGGGCTTTGGCTTCGTTGTGGCTATCGCTGGCATGATCTTCGAGTACGTGCTTGAGAAGCGTGAGCAACGGGCTCTGCATCGTCACGTATGGGGCAACGTGGTCGATCTCAAGTCATGGCGAGACTCGCGCAAGCGGGCATCAGGTATTCGGCGGTGATGCGTGAGCTGGCTCTTTTCGCAGGCGCTGGTGGCGGCATACTCGGAGGCAAGCTGCTCGGATGGCGCACCGTGTGCGCTGTCGAGTGCGACCCCTACGCCGCCAGCGTCTTGGTTTCCCGACAAAACGACGGAACCCTTGACTCTTTCCCGGTCTGGGATGACGTGCGCACATTTGACGGCAGACCATGGCGAGGCATTGTTGACGTCGTTTCGGGCGGCTTTCCTTGCCAAGACATCAGCGCAGCAGGAAAAGGCGCAGGCATCGACGGAGAGCGAAGCGGGCTCTGGTCCGAGATGGCTCGAGTCGTCGGTGAGGTTCGACCGAGGTTCGTCTTCGTGGAGAACTCACCGAACCTTGTTCGACGAGGTCTTGCCAGAGTCCTCGGTGACCTTGCCGCTCTCGGGTATGATGCGCGGTGGCGTCGTCTATCAGCCTTGGAACTTGGAGCGCCTCACCGAAGAGATCGATTGTGGCTCGTTGCTACCGACACCGACCGCGACACAATATGGCACGACGAACAATGGCAAGCGGTCAGACGGCACGACCTTCGCGACTGCGGGGACGCCAAGCCTGAGCACTCTGGCGGGTGGACCACTGAACCCGAATTGGGTCGAGTGGCTCATGGGGTGGCCCATAGGATGGACCGACTGCGATGCCTTGGAAACGGACAAGTGCCAGCAGTGGCTGCAAGAGCATGGGAGCTTTTAACACGTTAAGCTGTTCCCCCGACCATCATGGTTAATGAGTGCCATGGTGTACATGGGCAGCTTATCAGCTCG